TGCTGCTGCTGCATCTGCTGCTGGAACTCTGGGCTGTTGGGGTCCGCCAAGTAGCTGGCACCCTCTTTGATATTCAGAAGCTCGAAGGCTCTTGATATCATCGCGTGACGCTGCTGCTGACCGTAGAGGCCGCCAAGTGTTGGGTCTTGGGGGTTCATGGTGAACTGCTGATCGAGGCTCAAAAGCATCTGGGCCTCCTGCGCCTGCTCCTCTGGAGTCAGCGCCACGGCGACTGTCATCTCCGTGCGGTCACCCAGCATCGAGGGGTTAATAGGGACAAAGCGCCCGTCGAGCTGGAGCATCTTCTCCTCGCTGTCATACTCAACACCAAGGCGGTAGAGGTCTTGCATCAAAGGCTTAAGGAAGTTTTCGGCGAAGTTCCTGCACATCACCATGATTCGCCGGTTGCTGGCGTTCATAAACGTATTGATTAAGTCGGAGCTGTTCTGCTTGCTGACCGCAGTGGAGTCCATTCCACGCGACATCCTGCTGCTACCAGATCGCTGCTCCTTCTCCTGCTCAAAGTTTTCAATTGCCGTGTAGACGTTGCCGTTGAGCTGCGGGGTGGGCAGGGGCCGCACCACGCTCTCGGGGTTCGGAGACATAACGTCAACAACCGCACCGACTCTGTTATCTAACAAGTCGCGTGGGTTCTTGACCAGTGACAGGTTGGCTACCCAGCGTGAGGTTGTAGTCAACATCAAGTGATCGACAACGCCGCGCTTCAGGCTCGACATCGTCTTCTGTAGGTCAACAATCACATCCGCAAGCGACATGCCATAGAAGCGGTGCGGCAGCGGGAAGGGCGTGAATGTACGGAACGGTATCTCGCTCACCAGCTCGACATCCAGCATGGTGTGTCGGCTGTGCATGCACTTGTAGTAGACGCAGGCGTTTATGTCGGAGTCGTATCTCTTTATGTAGGACTCGTAGAGTGTGACGTACTCACGGTCCTCGGAGTCGTCTAAGCCGAAGCGGTCATGGCGGAAGCTGTCCACGGAGTCGCGGCCCAGCGATCCATCGTCCTTGAGCATGTCGTCCTCGTCTAACTTATCCACCATCTCCTGCGGAAGCCCCTCCGCCAGTAGCTCACCGCGTGTCATCGCCATGCGGTGGGAGCAGAAGTCGCTGTCCTGAACTGTTTTTGCGCGTGGGTTGATCAGAAAGTTTTCTGGCTCGATGGTCTCAACACAGACCTTGGATGTGTCTATGCGCCTGCGGGCAGAGCCAGATATTGAAAGCTGGCTGTAAACGGTTCCGGTCTGCTCGTCAACAACCTCAACCGCCTCCTCCATAAGCTCAACCGGCTCAACGCTCGGGTCCGACATCATCTGGTTGAAGTCGTTCTCGCTTACGCCCTCGAACTCGAACTCCTCGTACTTGTAGTCGTCTTTCCAGTACCGCTTAACTATTCCGGTTTTAGCTACCAGCGCATCGTGGATAACATCCGATAAAATTTTGTATCCGTTGTTCTGCCTGTAGAAGTTGTAGTTGGTCCACGCGGTTGCCATGCGTGCGCCCATTGCGTCCTCTGGGCTTTGTGCATCGAACCGGCATATGTTCTTGTCTGCGCTGAATGTCTCCAGCATCATGGCCTTCACAGCCTCGACAGCATCAAAAACATCGCGGCTTACATGCTGAGAGCGACCACGGATCTCGTTGCCGATTGGCTCTCCGTAGTAGAATCGATGAGCGGTGTCGCGCTGCTCCCCGACCTCTGAGTTTGCGTATGTATCAGCCGCATCAATATTCCGTTCCAGCGTCGAAAGCAATTCGCGCTCATCAATAATCGTATTCATGGGATGTGTGTCCTGTTCTGTTTGCTGTTTTGTCTTGCTCTGCATCGTTCTGCCCGAATCGGGTCACTGAGATCGCTGCGTACCGTGTCGCGTCCATCAAGTCGTCGAATTCCTTGTGAATTTTTCCCTTTTTCCGGTGGTATCGTCTGAATTCCTCAAACCAAGGTGTTAGGTTGCTAAACACCTGTAATCTGCCGGTACGAAAACGCTCCAGCATTTCCATCAGGGCGGGCTCGACGTAGTTGGTGCCATCGGGGTTTGTGAATCGCCCGATCATCAGGACACCGGCCTCGATATACATCTCAGCAAGTGTTTTGCCGGAGCCTTTCTCGGTGGAGTCCCCATCGTGGGGGTAAATCATTGGGATGGTTTTACCGCGAGATTTGATGGCGGAGGCGTGGACCGCCGGTATCTCGCCCTCGCGCTTGTAGCAGTCGTACACAAAGATGGTATCTGAGTCTGGGTTGTAGGCAGTCCAGACAACGGTGGTGGGGTGGGTGATTCCGAAGTCGATGGCGCACAATTTCTTGTAGTGGGCAGGGATCTCAAACGGTTCGCACTTGATTACCTCCTCTGATAGCGCAAACACCATGCCCTCGCCCAAAACAGGTATACCTTTGCTCCGCATGTCCCTCTGATACTCGGGAATTGCAGCTAACAGTTGCTCTTTGGTTTCTTTGTTTAGGTGCTTTGCGTCT